ATCAAAGATTTAAATTTTTCCGAAACATTATATGTCGGTGAAAAACATTTAACCGATCCCGAAACCTCTTATACAAGATATCTAAAAATAGGTCTAAAATAATTTGACCTCATAAACACAAGTCTGTAAAATGTTTATTCAAGGAGAAACCTATGAGCAAAGCATTTGGAGACCCGGAACGGGCAAAAATTAAACAGATCGTCGCCGAAGGCTGCACCGTCATGCAAGAAATTCAAGATCTTACTGAAGGTCTCAACGATACTATTAAAGCAGTAGCCGAAGAACTCGATGTTAAACCCAGCGTAATTCGTAAAGCCATTCGCATCGCACAAAAAGATCAATGGGATCAGGTATATCGTGAATTTGACGATCTTGAAACTATTGTAGATATTTCTGGTCATGCTAATCGAAAAGAAGATTGACCTATTTTAAGTTTCAAGGCCCGAACCGGCTATTAAATAATATTGACTAAGGCATATAGTCAGCCACAAGTGACTACGGAAAGGCAAGCCGGCCATAAACGGCAAGAAGGAGATTATTATGTATGTTGATGCCATATGGGATCGAGATAAAGATCTAATCAGAGTAGTAGAACGAGATCCGGTTAAAGGAAGGATATATAAAGAATACCCCGCACGATATGTATTTTATTATCCCGATGCGAAAGGCAAATACAAATCAATTTACGGAGAATCTCTCGGTAGAGTAGTATCAAGATCTTACAAAGAATTTCAAAAAGAACAAAGGATTTACAGCGGTCGTCGATTGTACGAATCGGATATCAATCCCGTGTTCAGAGTCCTTGAAGAAAATTATCTAGGCAAAGATTCACCGAAATTAAACACCGCGTTCTTCGACATCGAAGTTGATTTCGATCCAGAGCGCGGTTATGCTAGCCCAGATGATGCATTTATGCCCATTACAGCCATTACTGTGTGTTTACAGTGGCTAGACACTTTGGTTACACTGGCTGTTCCCCCAAAAACCCTAAACATATCACAAGCAAAAGAACTAGTTAAAGAGTTTCCGAATACGCATTTATTTGAAACAGAAGCAGAAATGCTAGAAGTGTTTCTACAACTGATCGAAGATGCAGATGTGCTCAGCGGATGGAACAGCGAAGGATTCGATATTCCATATACAGTTAATAGAGTTACCAAGGTACTCAGCAAGGAAGATACTAGGAGATTTTGTCTCTGGGATCAACTGCCTAAAAAAAGAGAATACGAAAAATTTGGTAAAGCTGCTGTAACATACGATCTAGTGGGTCGTGTGCATATGGACAGTCTAGAACTATATAGGAAATACACATATGAAGAGCGGCATAGCTGGAGACTAGATGCAATCGGAGAAATGGAAGTCGGAGAAACCAAGACTGTATACGAAGGCACACTAGATCAACTTTATAATAACGACTTTCGTAAATTCATTGAATATAACAGACAAGATACCGCACTGTTAGATAAAATTGATAGAAAACTTAAATTTTTAGATCTTGCTAACACTATTGCACACGAAAATACGGTTCTGTTGCAAACTACGCTGGGTGCGGTTGCTGTAACTGAGCAGGCTATTATTAACGAAGCACATCATAGAGGAATGATTGTGCCCAGTCGAAGTAAAAGAGAAGAGCTAGGCGATACACAAGCAGCAGGAGCATATGTTGCATATCCCAAAAAAGGATTACACGAATGGATCGGTAGTATGGATATTAACAGTCTATACCCCAGCGTAATTCGTGCACTGAATATGGGCCCCGAGACTATTGTAGGACAGCTACGCCCTGCAAAAACAGATCAGTATATTCAAGAACAAATGCTTCTTCATAAAAAGTCGTTTGCGGCGGCCTGGGAAGGAATGTTCGGAACTTTCGAATATGAATCAGTAATGAATCAAGAAATCGGAACAAATATCACGATAGATTGGGAAAATGGAGAGAGCGGGGTATATAGTGCTGCTCGAATATACGAGTTAATATTTAACAGTAATCGCCCCTGGATGCTGAGTGCAAATGGAACTATCTTTACACACGAAATAGAAGGTATTATCCCAGGGTTACTAAAGAGATGGTATTCAGAACGAAAAGAACTGCAGGCAAAACTTAAAGAATCAATCAAAGCAGAAAACAAAATCGAAGAAGAATATTGGGACAAAAGACAGTTAGTTAAAAAAATTAATCTTAACAGTCTCTATGGGGCAATTCTTAATTCTGGCTGTCGCTTTTTCGATAAACGTATCGGCCAATCAACTACACTCACTGGTAGGCAAATTTCTAAATATATGGCCGGTAAGGTTAACGAAATGATCACTGGAGAATTTGATCACGTGGGTAAAAGTATTATATATGGTGACACCGATTCCTGTTATTTCTCCGCATACAATACTCTAAAAATAGATATTCAAAAAAAATTAGTTCCTTGGGATCGAGATATCGTTATACAGCTATATAATCAAATTGCAGAAAATGTCAACAGTACTTTTTCCGACTTTATGCTCAACTCTTTTCATTGTCCAAAAAGTCGAGGAGAAGTAATTAAGGCAGGTAGAGAAATTGTAGCCAGTAAAGGTCTGTTTATTACCAAGAAGAGGTATGCAGTTCTTTATTATGACAAAGAAGGCAAACGACTAGACGTAGATGGAAAACCCGGAAAAATCAAGGCAATGGGCCTGGACCTAAAACGTAGCGATACTCCGGAATTTATGCAGAGATTTCTAGAAGAAATTCTCACTCGTGTACTAAATGGTGCAGAAGAAAAAGAAATCCTAGATCGAATATCTAAATTCAGATCTGAATTTAAATCGCGCCCAGGTTGGGAAAAAGGTTCTCCTAAACGAGCTAATAATATTACAGAATATCAAGCCAAAGAAGAAAAACAAGGAAAAGCCACTCTCCCAGGTCATGTCAGAGCGGCAATCAACTGGAACACATTAAAACGCATGAACGGTGACAAATATAGTATGAATATTGTTGACGGTATGAAGGTGATTGTTTGCAAACTTAGAGATAACCCGCTAGGCTTTACCAGTGTAGCATATCCAGTTGACGAACTGCGATTGCCGCAATGGTTTCAAGACTTGCCATTCGATCACGCAGAAATGGAGACGGTTATTATCAATAACAAAGTAGACAATCTAATCGGGGTGCTTGACTGGGACTTAGAATCTACCACAGAAACAAACACATTCGGTAGTCTCTTTTCTTTCAATTAAAAATAATTGTTGACGAACAGAGAAAATCTAAATATTATAATACATAAAGGAAATATTATGAAAGACATCTTGCAAGACATTGTTAGCCATACCTATAGTCTCGGGTTTTTAAATGTTGTAAAAATTACAGGTACAGAAGATAAAACACAGATCGATTCTATGGCAGATGATCGAACTGTTATTATGTTTGGGGAGACTACCGCAGCACAACCAGACATGATCGGTGTATTCGGTATGCCCCAAATGAACAAACTTAAATACCTCCTCGACTGCCCGGAATACAAAGAAGAAGCAGAAATTGAAATTGTCAAAGGAGATCGAAATGGAGAAACTATTCCTATCGGAATTCACTTTGAGAATAAGACAGGAGACTTTAAAAATGACTATCGGTTTATGAATACCGATGTTATCAATGAAAAACTTAAAACTGTTACATTTCGAGGTGTTAAATGGGATGTAGAGGTTGAACCAACTCTAAGTTCTGTTCAAAGATTTGCCTTCCAGGCTGCAGCCAATAACGAGCATACTACATTTCTTGCCAAGACTGACGGTGATAAACTTAAATTCACGTTCGGTGATGCTGCCAGTCACGGTGGAGAGTTTGTATTTGCTACAGATGTTACTGGTAAACTTAACAAAGGTTGGACTTGGCCTGTTGCACCAGTGCTTGCTATCCTCAAGGCATCAGATGTTAATAATACCAAGATGAGCCTCAGTAACGAAGGTGCTCTTCAGATTACCCTTGATAGCGGAATTGCTACATACAAATATATTGTTCCGGCACAGACATGAACAAAAATACCACTAATCTAACTCCATTACAAAAGGATTACGCGGTATATCTTCCGGCTATCAGTTCGTTCTATAGTACCTATGTAGCCAAACAGAGGTTAGAAGAGTTTGTACCGAATAATCGAATTCCTGCAGAGTTTGATCAAGGAATCGAAGGAATGAACTTTCTAAATCCAGAGCAAGGATATTTTACTTATAAGTATGCTCTGTATTCTGCAGGTCACGCACAATTAGATCTTAAAAAAAGTCTTACTCAAGAATCTATGATTCAACAGCGAGATCGAGCTAATACAATGATTTTAGGAGACTCCGGTGGTTACCAAATCGGTAAAGGAGTTTTAAAATTTGATTGGCTTAACTTCGAAGGTAAAGAAGCCAATGCCACTCGTCAAAAGATTTTAGAATGGCTAGAACTTACAGCAGACTGGTCGATGATGCTAGACGTTCCTACCTGGGCCTGTGATCATATTCATAGTCCCAAAACAGGATTAAAGTCATTCGATGATTGCCTTGACAAGACTAGATTTAATAATGACTATTTTCTAAAGAATAGACTAGGTCAAACTAAATTTCTAAATGTTCTACAAGGTAGCGACTGGGATACTGCCGAAAAGTGGTACGAAGGTGTTAAGGAATTTAGTGACACTGCGGTGTGGGGAGAAAAGGCCGCAGAAGGTTGGGCATTTGGCGGCGCCAATATGTGTAAAATGGACATATCTCTTAAACGTCTTATGACGCTAAGAGCCGAAGGATTGCTTGTTAACAAAAATTGGATTCACTTTCTGGGCACTGCTCAGTTAGATTGGAGCTGTTACTTAACCTCTATTCAAAGGCAAATTAGGAAACATATTAATGAAGAAATTACCATATCTTTTGATTGCGCCTCACCGTTTATCGCAACAGCACACGGGCTTGTCTATACCAATGCCCAGCACACCGCCAAAAGGTGGAGTGTTATTATGGACAAAGCCCCAGATAACAAAGCACTTGCAGGAAGCACCTTCCCCTTCCCGTTCGAATCAGAGTTTGGTAGAAGGCTAACAATCGGTGACATTTGTCATTATGCTCCAGGTATGCTAAACAAAATTAAAAAGGAAGGAAAGACTTCCTGGGATAGTTTTGCTTATGCCCTAATGATGGGACACAATGTAGAATGTCATATCAAGGCTGTACAACGGGCAAACCAACTTATGGACATAGAACGTGCCAAAGCACAGCCCGATTGGAGACATTGGAAGAAGGTCAAGGGCGGCGATATGAGTGATGAATATTCCGATTGGGTTCCTAGAAATATTCTTTATTTTGATCGATTTGTCGGTGAACT